GAACAGCAGCACCGCTTGAGACAGCACCGCTCGAGATGCAGCACCGGAGCACCGGAACAGCACCGTATAAAACGTACGCTTGAATCACTCGCTTGAATTGCCGGCACGCTGTCCATGCATCGCAGGAGCATCGCGCGGAATCTAACGGAAATTATTTGCTTGACATGTTTTGAAAAAGCTGTTTAAAATCGGTACAAGAAACACTGGTTGTTAATGCACTGATGACATCCGTTGCTTGCCAGGTAATGAGCGTGTGTTGATGATTATTTTTAGAGTGAGTGAATAGGTTTCTGAGATGCCTTGATTCTCTCCTTGCTTCTCCCTGATGATTCTCTCGCTTGATTCTCTGCCGATCAGCCTGAAAATGATTGTTTGCTCTCTGTTTTCCTCGCTTGTTGCTAGCAATGCTGAAAAAATCTTCTGCAATAAACCCTTGAGAATCAACAGAAAAGAAGAAAAGTAAAAATAGTTGTAAAAATGTTGTAGACAATGCCGCGATATTTGGTAAGTTCTTCCCGCCGCGACGAATAAAGCGGTGAGCACAACCACAACTTGAACATGAATATGACACCATTACAGACACTTAGAAAACACGTTACTGGCAAGATTGAGAGCGGACACGCCATTGCCATCGTGGGAATACCCGCCAAGCCTCGCTATGAACTGCTGGATGACATGGAATGCGTAGTGGCAACCGCTGACAGGTTGCAAGACTTAGCCTATGCCACCGCTTTACAATACAATCGCCGCCCGATGGTTTACGACACTATCACTGGCAAGACTTGCGCCGTCCCTGAAATTGAAACAAGCCACTGATGAGCCTAGGCAATAGGCGAAACCCGAAAGGGTCTGGCAATGCCAATTAACTACAACTACAACTTGAACATGAATATGACAACACAACACGACAACACGACACAAGCCGCCCTTGCCATCATCGCAGCAAGCCCCGCAACATCCGCATGGAAGCGCGGGGTCAAAGCATACGCGCTCGAAATGGTTGAGGCACTAGCCGACCAGCTGGACCCGACCTATAGCCCCGAAAAGCTCCTGAATGGCGCGGCAAACTGGAGCGCGTTCTCTTACGGAGGAAACGCTCTTATTTACAACGCCGACATTGCAGAGAGACTCTGCAGCCCGTCAGAGCTGAAGCGCACCAAGAACGGCGACAACCAGCCGAACAAAACCGAGACATGGCTCGACGTGCAAACGCGCGCCCTACACCAAGCCGCGAGCTTGATTGATTCCGCTTACAGACGCACCGAGAGACAAGCCCCAGTGCCAGCCACGGAACGCCCAGGCGACCACGCCGCAGCACTCGCGGAGGAATGGGGCTGCAACTACTCAGACGCGCTAGTATATTGCAACTGCGATTGATTGCCTTGCCCGTTGCTCTCTCGTCACAGAGAGGGCATAGGGCGGGACAAACACCGCAACACAACACACAGACAAAATGAAAACTACTATTACAAAATCCGCAGCCATCAAACACGCTCGCCAAAACGTATCAACACTGTCGATCTTTGGGGGTCAATACCGATTTGCAACCTACGATGCGAAAATGAGCGCATGGTGGGAGCATGTCCCGAAGCAATTCCATGCTGCCGCTTTCGACCGCTCGCAGGCACTTATTGATGCCGCCCGTGACTATCTCGATTTGCCATGCGTGCAATATGACGGTGGTGCATGGACCGACTATGTTTAACCTACACTATCACAGAAACCGTACACAGCACAACACAGACCACTATGCAACCAACTTGCTCACTAATCCGCCGCCCGCTCCCGCGCCGTAACCCTATCAAAACCGCTGCCATAGCACTATCACGCGCCCTCTACTATGCCGCCGCCGTAACGTTCGGAGCTTTGCTCTGTGCTGCCCTTGTGGTGGTGGTAACGGCTCTTTAATACTCAACACAACACAAGAAATATGCAAACGATAACAGGCAACACATACCCCGTAAAAGATGCCATAAAGGCACTAGGCGGCAAATGGAACAAACTAGCCAAAGGCTGGGATGTTCCCGACGAGGTAGCAGACGAGGCGCGCGCCTTAGTCTCCGGCGCACCAAACCGGAGCCACAGCCACAGATATGACAAAACCACATTTTACCGCATGAACACCGGAGCGGTGATTTACCGCAACAGATCCGGTATGTGCGAAGATGCGCCATGCTGCGGTTGCTGCGGCACAGATAGCCACTGATGAGATCCCACCGCACACACACACCACAACCATGAAGCAAATCACCTACGAAAAAGCAGAGCAATTAGCTCTCAAGAACCCTTACGAGCTGTCATTCGAGATTGATTGCTGCGAAACGGAATGGGTCGCCAACAATGCGCGCGCCATCGCATCTATTGAGAGTAAACGCCGCGACAAAACTAATGCCGGCGAATGGCTCAAGGGCTGGAAGCATGAGATGAAACGAGCGAGCGCAGCACAAGCAAAAGCAGACATTGTTCGGAAATTCATCTCTCAAAAATGCGTTGTAATGGAAGGCGCGTTGTGGCTGAATGACTGGCAATTGATTTGCGAGCTTGAGGAAAAACGCCACTGATGAGATCCAGGCAAAGATCGAAACACCCTGCGGGGTGTATGGCACAAGCCAATTACAACATGACACTATACCAAAAAACAGAAGACCCCCTCGTTATTGTCACCGACAGCAAGACAAAAGACGTGCAGACGAAAAAACTCACTGGCACTTATTTCCGAATCATTCCCCCTGCAAATGATCGCGTGAATTGGGTGTTAACCTGCTCAGAAATGCACGTTGATAGATGGGCATCAGCTACAGACTCCACTATGATCATTTCCGAGAATCTGCGCAAACAACTAGTCGCCCTTTTCTCATGCTGATCGACAACAAAAGCGCATTGATACAATCCGTTGCGGACGTTCTCGGGGTGACTCCTGAGGCCATCGCGGGCAAGCGTAAACGGTTCTCCGAGGCTCTCGCAAGGCAGATCGTCATGACGTTATGGAGTGAGGCTCACTCGCTCCAGGACTCAGCCGAAATCGTGAACCGAACCCATCACACAGCAGCATTTTACGCACGGAAAAAGACTTATGAACGCTTGCACTATTGCGAGAAGTCAAAGGAACGAATGCGCAAGATATTGGAAAAATACTCACAAATTACACTTGAACAAGGACAAAATAACTACTAAAACACTCTTGTGCGGGGGAATTCGCACTATCACAACACCAAAATAAATGAACCTAGAACACAGCACACCAGAATTGTTCACCGCGCTCGCTAAAATGCAAGGTGAAGTAGAAAACGCCACAAAAGGCTCGCTAAATCCACATTTCAAATCGAAATATGCGGATCTTGCCGAAGTCCTGAACACTGTTCGCCCCGTCTTGGCGGCGAATGGACTATCAGTCATCCAGTCGCCATCGTTTGACGGCGCAATCTGTCACGTGACGACCACTATCGCCCACAGCGGTGGAGGGTATATCTTCGGCACCATGTCATGCGTCCCAGCTAAGATGGACGGGCAAGGCGTGGGAGCAGCAACGACCTATCTTCGACGCTATTCGCTCGCAGCAGTCTGTGGGGTAGCACAGGAGGACGATGACGGGCAATCTGCCGCGCATAACCGTCCCGCAGTCTACCCGCTCATTTCCAGCGGTGAAGCTGCCAGAATTCGCGAAAACATCGAAGCTCTTGCTATCGACGAACCCGCATTTTTGAAGCACTACGGGGTCACATCCGTAGCACAGTTGACCACTGACAAAATTGCCAGCATCGACAAAGCATTTGCAATTAAAGCCAAGGCAAAACCATGAAAAACGCAACTATTGAATACAACTTGGGTCGAGCGTATTACTCACGCTCCGCATCACCGACGAACCTGTCAGCACCTGTCAGCAAGTCTCTACTATGGGATTTCAACCAATCACCCTACAAATGGCGGCACAGCACAGGAAAAGAGTCGACCCGCGCTATGGATTTAGGAACGCTGATTCATGCGGCAATCCTAGAGCCAAACATCCCGCTGGATGTAGTTGCAGCGGTGTCCCCTTACTCTGACTTCAGAACGAAAGCCGCGCAGGAATGGCGTGACGATGCGCGAGCGATGGGGAAAATGATTGCCACAGATGCCGACATTCGCGCCGCCAGTGGGTGTGAAGCGGTCTTTTCCGAGGACTACGCACAACGCTTTGCAGGTAGCTACAAATCCGAGGTGGCAGTCTTTGCCACTATCGGGGCAACGGAGATTAAGGGCATGATTGACCTCGTGCCTGATAGTCTCGATTTGCTGGTAGATTTGAAAACTACTGCGAAAATCGGGAGTCTGCGCAACATTACCAACACTATCATCGACCGAGGTTATCACTGGCAAGCTGCGTTATATCTCGACCTGTGGAATGCAGCCAGCGGAGAGAAGCGCACACGCTTTGTGATATGCTTCATAGAGGTGGATGCACCGCATGAATCGGCATGGGTGGAAGTCTCACCCGAACTGATTGAGGCAGGGCGCATCGGTTACATGAACGCACTTGCGAAATGGCAAGCTTGCTGCGCTACGGACACATGGCCGCGCCAGCATGAGGGGATTGCCACTATCGAGAAACCCGCTTACCTGTAAACCAAAAAGAGGGGGCGCGCATCTCACACAACGCGCTTTATATTATGAAGAAAAAATATGATGCAGTCGCCACCGTGGGCAAATACACGAAGGACGGAATAGAGAAAAAGCGTTATTTGACCGTGGGAGCGGTCTTCGAGAGCGACGAGGGTAAACTTACCCTAAAGCTGGAGGGAGTGCCTGTATCGCCCGATTGGAGCGGTTGGATCGCATTCTACGAGCCAAAGTTGGGTTACACTGGAACAACTGAGAACGATCCACCACCATTCTGATGAGCATATTCGACGACACGCCGCTGGAAATCGGAACGCAATACTACGATAAGGAAATCATCGGGTGGAATCCTGACGAGAGAAAATATCTAGTTGCTTGCCCACGCTTTCGCACGAAGGAGCTTTGGCTTTCTAAAGAGAAGGTAGATGCTGAATATGGAAACAGTCTCATGGCAGGAGTAGAGTGCCGTGAGTCGAAGCCAGGGAGCAGCTACAACACCCGATATTTCAGGAGCCGAGTCGATGCTCCAGAGTGAAAAAATAATCTTGCATACACCCACCTAATAACGCAACTTAATTACATGAAGCAGCCGCCAACATACACCCCAGAAGAAGCTGATAAAGCTGGATTCAAGTCGATCACCACGCTTTATTTCTTCAACGATGAGGCAGACATGCAGTATTTATCTGTTGTGCTGTCGGACATGGCAAATGTTAAACATTGCCTGATAAAAACGCTCCGAGGAGTGGAGGTAGCGAGGCTTAAAACTGAGATCCTATGAACTTATTCCCAGAATTACCAGAAGAAGAATCACCCCGCCTGAAATGGATGAAAACCAAAAACATCCACACGTTGAAAGCTAGAGACAACAGATGGGTTGCCTACAAAAGCGAGACACAGCACAACTTTACTGACGAGGATGAGATTGATGCTGTTGTCGGTCTTGCTAAAAAGCTGAAAATAAAACTTTGGAAAGAGTGATTGACACAGTCCCCGATTGCGCTACGTTTCTCTCGGACTGAGTTTGACACTCGGTGCTAACTAACTTGCTTCCAGACCCCGCTAGAACCCCACTAGCGGGGTTTTTATTCTTTTCATAGGGATAAATCTTTTTCAGCACTGGCAATCACTTCTTCGAGAGTTTCACCATCAAACTGCATTACGCCATCAACCTCCCCAAGCATCACTGGTGAATCATTCCCCAGCATGAATCTCCAGGTGCCATCTTCCCACCGATAAAGACAAAGCTCCTTATGCCCTGATTTATTTATGATTTCATTCAATCTGCTTTGTAGTGTCATTTTGCTTCTTCTATGCTGTTTATTATTTTATCAATTTTTGTCGCCACTTCAATGCTTCCACAGCACCCACAGGTTGATGTAGCTTTCTCAATATTATTTATCGCAACCCTCAGAACATCTCGTTGATTTATTGCCTTGGCAAGCTCGCGTTCAAGTTGTTTGCATGTGTCAACTAGAGCATAACTCCATTGTCCATTTGATTCTTTTACAGCTTTATCTGTTCTTGGTGTTTCCATATTCATTCTGTTCCTTTCTTTTTATTTCTGTACACAATACATCTCATAACCTCCCTAGAGCACACACGATGAGAAACGATATCTACCATGCGCTTTTATGATCGGAATCAGCCCCTTAGGAGTCAACCTCCTGCCACCTCTGCTTAGTCTCATGGTGACAACACGCTGGCAGCTTTCCCGCTTCCCGTGCCTAGTGATGAGTGTGGAAGATTCACGTCTTCTCGCGGTGTCCTTTGTTTTGGTCTGTCTTCAGAATCGAACAGGGGCAAATGAAAAGCCCGTTCAGGCTACTACCTCTGAACGGGCTTCGATGCTATTGAACACACAGCAAGAAAGTCTTTTACGGCGGTAGTAGCGCACGAACGAGAGAAGAATAGAACAAGTATGGAAAAACGCAAGAAATAATTTTGATGAGTTTTAATTTGACGGATTTACAATGATGGCTAGTATCGCCGCGAACACATGACAGAACAACTCACGCTAGATGATACGCTTTTCCCTCCAAGGAAAGAGCTTGCAAAATTCGTTTATCCTCCAGAACGCTACCCATTGCGCGAAAAAATCAGCATTAGCTTTTCAGGTGGGGCAACCAGCGGCTACATGCTTAAAATGCTACTGGATCATTTTAGAGAAAATGAACCTGATCGTGAAATTATAGTGACCTTTTGCAATACTGGGCTAGAGCATGAGAAAACTCTGGAGTTTGTTGATAAGTGCGACAAAGCATGGAATGTCGGTGTCGTGTGGTTAGAGGCAGTGGTAACGCATGGCGACAAGATAGGAATTCGCCATAAGATTGTTGATTTTGAAACAGCGTCACGCAATGGCGAGCCTTATGAGGAAGCGGTCAAGAAATACGGGGTATTTAACAAATCATACCCAAACTGCAACGGTCGATTAAAGACCGAGGTAATGCAAGATTACCACAGAAGTATTGGATGGCGATCATTGTATTCTTCAGCCGTGGGAATTAGAGCGGATGAGATTGACAGAATATCTCTTAACGCCATGCATCAAGGCATCTTCTACCCATGCGCTGACGCTGGAGTCACAAAGCGAGATGTGCGCGCATGGTGGCTCACTCAGTCATTCAGACTAGAGATACCAGAGCATTATGGGAATTGTGTAACATGTTGGAAAAAGAGCGACCGCAAGCTTTTGACCATTGCTAGGCACGATCCTGACAGCTTTAATTTCTTTCATCGGTTAGAGTCGATATACGGATTTGCAGGAGGAGAAAGACGAGATAGAAAAGAAAAAGAGAGACGAGTTTTCTTTCGTAAAAATAGAACAGCACAAGATATTTTGGATTTATCTCGCCAACCATTTGATGAGTTTGTTGACGGCAAATTTATTCCGTTCGATGATGATCTGGACATGGGGTCTGGCTGCGGCGAATCGTGCGAGATAGGCGCAGACTGACCTTTTTCGTGACACCACGAAAATGGTAAAGCGATTTATGAAAAAATATCCCCCAAGTGTGCATCGTTGAGAGGCATGGGGGATCTGCTCACTTGCTAGGCGGCATACACCGTTTGACAAGCTCCAGCGAAAGATACCAGCCGAGCAAAAAAGCGCAAGTAAAAACTCACTTGCTGGAAACCGTTTGCAAAAATGCAAGCATCCAAGCGGCAAAGTGCCTTTTTTTCATGAGCTTAAATCTTCGCAAAATCCGCCGCCTGCTTGGGTGCATGTGCAAAGGTTGCATATTTGCGAAAAAGCGCAAGGGAAAGTTTCAATGCCGAAAACTGCCACAATTCACCGCAAAATACCGTTGTTTTCCCTAACGAAACGCAAGCGCAAAGCCTTGTAGAATAAAGAAAAGCAAAATAGTTGCAAAAATATATTGCGTTTTTCTACGATTCTGTCAAATTCCCCTCGTCGCACGGAAAAAGCGGCAGAACACGCAATGAACAACAAACAAAACCGAGCGCAGAAACGCGCAATTATAGAAGCGTCCGTCAAAGAGCGCACACACAGAGCTATTAGAGTGAAAATGCCGATTGCGCTAGCTGATCGACTTAAGGCAGATGCTAAGGAAAACAACAAGATTTTCACAGGCTACGTTCTGGAGAAAATCGAGCAGGGACTGGAGGCAAGCCGTGATTGAGTTCATCAAATCGCATCCTATTTTTACAGTGTTTTGCCTCATCATGGCGTTTTACGCTGTGGCATTTACACTAAGCCTAATCAACCCGACCAAAGACGATTATGAAGACTGAACCATTTGACAACCCGCGCATCGAATACCGCCTAGCATTATGCTTGCTAGCACAACCGCAACCCGTAAAGAAACAACAACCAAGCAACCCGTGGATTGACGCTTTTTGCCTAGTCGCAACCGCTGCCATGGCAGGGCTAGTCGCATGGGTGATTTTACCATAACAAATATGAGCACACAGAACACACCATCACACGCATACAGAATGCAAGAAGTTATTGACATCGGTTTCAACGCTGAAAACACACTGGATGAAAATGATACCGTGTCACTAAAGGTTGGACAGCTTGCTGATTTTGTCAGACACTACTGCGAGTTGTGCCAAGCACTAGGTGACCTAGAGATTGAGGCATTATCTCATGCCGAGATATTGCGCCAACAAGGCAAGAAGATCGTAAGAATACTGAAAGGAGAGCCATGAGCGCAAAAATGAAAACATCGCCAACACAGCTTTCGCTGGCGCATCTACGCAAGACATGCGATCTGGTGGAAGTCGTGGAAAAGTGGAATAGTTTCGTGAAGATACGCCAAGACCTATTCGGCATCATCGACATCCTAGCTTTGCGCGGGGCTGAGACAATAGCTGTGCAATCAACATCATGGGGCAACACAAAGAGCCGCATTGATAAAATGAGCGAGTCGCCAAACATCGCCGCTATTCGTGCCGCAGGGTGGAAAATCCTTGTGCATGGATGGAAGAAGAACACAAAAACAAATAGATACGAACTGAAAGAAATCGACATATCATGATCTGTTACAAAGATAAAACCTTTTGCCCGTTTTACGAAACGTGCTTAAAGCAAAACGATTGCCATCGTGCATTAACTCCAGCGGTAAAAGCCGCAGCCGCTAATTGGTGGGGAAGCGACAATGCTCCGATTGCAAGGTTCGGGGAAAAGCCAGACTGTCACGCTGATAATGCTGATAACGATCAAACCCACACACCCCCGCACTGAAATGTCCGACATCAAAAATCTACGTCCAAGCGACTATCCGTATCCGCAGCTTCGGGAAGTTCCGAGTGGGGATTGCCTCGCACGCCTTGTTCTGCCTCTTCCGCCTGTTGGTGATTACGTCCTCGCCACCAAATACGGTGACGGTGATCCCCAAGACCATTGGTGCGTGGGATTCTACGCAGGACTCACGAAACCCGATAAGTACGATCCGCCTCGCTATGACGTGGTGGACAGCGAGGGGAAGAACTTCCGAGGGAACGGATTCCGTCGAATCAAAAAGATCACGCCCGAACGTGGCGCATGGATGCTGAAACACGCCAAGGACATCGAACTGTCTGGAAGGTCGGTATGGCACTTTGCGCGATGCTCGATGAATCCTCTGCCGAACGCTTATTCACCCGATTCAAATACCCATAATAAACAATAATGAACACACCAGAACAACAACTTCCACAATAAACCATGCCCAACCTAGTACAATACCCGCACGACAAATGGACTATTCACCAAAATAAAACTGGTGATGATTATTCTGCCGCGACTTATTCTCCATCAACCGAAGCCGTGCAATACGCAGATTACATCCTAAATCACTACTCGCGATATAGTCATGCCGACAAATTGTGCCTTGCCATCGATCTGGAGAAGCGCGGATGGAAAAATGATAATTCTAACATCCCTTTAAAAACAACTATGAACATGACAAAAGAACTATCGGATTCCCTGCTTTCAGCCTGCAAAGCGGCGGGGATTGAATCGCCCAGGTATATCGCGCAGGATAAAAGCGGTATAATTTACCATTACAGCGCAAAGCCCAGCATGATCGAATGCGAGTGGCTTTACGATGACGATGACGATGAAGTCAACATTCTTGACCACCCGCCCTACGCCGATTACTGGCGTGAGAGTTTGATTGAGTGGGTAGAACCGCAAGAAGAAGGTGTTTGGGACGCATGGGACGCATGGGTTGCATCACAAGGCGAGCCACTAGTGGACGTTCTAGCGCGGCATCCTGAGCATGTTGCCGATGATACCGAAATGGTAATCCTCTATAATGTTGCTGACACCAGCAAAATGGTCGATGACGATTGCAAGATGGCGTATCAGAATCACCTCAGAAAAGGCAATGGGCTATGCTGGAGCCGTGCAGGTGACTACCGCGCTGGATGGCAAGATGCACTGGCATGGAAAGGAGGCGCACATGAGTGATACACCCAGAACAGACGAAGCGTGGGACACCGTGTCACGGACTCCTGATGGAAGGTATGCGACAGATGTCCCATTGAGACAACTCGCATCTGTGATGTGTGAGCATTCTAAACAACTCGAACGCGAGCTTGCCGACATGACAAAGCAGCGCGACCATTACAAAGCGGCATGTGACCAATACAGTGAGGACGAAATGCTTTGCAAGTTGCAGGAAGTTACCAAGCAGCGCGACGAACTCCGCGCCGAGAGGGGCAAGCTCCGCGCCCTCGTTGGCACGATTCGCTCACAACTTAATCTGACTGCGCGCAACGTAAGCGACATTACTCCAGAAGAACACAGCCACGAAACAGGAGCAGCAATCGACGCTCTCCGCGCCGAGGCTTTCCTCCGCACGGTCGGAAAACGGGAGATCAGCGATGACTAACAAACAAAAGCAAGCGCATGTTGCGCGGGTTATTAACAACGGCAGCAAGCGGCTAAGATTGCAGGTGTTGCGGAAGCGTAGAATGAAACCTAATGCTTTTGCTAACCTGTGGAGATGCAGAAAAGGCGCATGTCGAAAGCTCAGCAAATGAAAAACAAACAAAAGCAAGCGAGAGCATCGCACCTTTTCCGCAAGCGCAGGAGCTTCTGGTGGGTATTGCTAGCCAATCGGAACCCCGCATGGGAGAGAGCCTACGAAGTATCGTGGGAAGGCATGAGGAAGCGACACAAACAAAAACAAATCAACAATCAATAAAAAATATGAACGAACTAATCGACAAAACAAGGCAATGGTTTCACGACAAGGGGATCATCGCAAACAGTAACCCGCTGAAACAACTTTGGAAAACCCAAGAAGAATTGACCGAGACGCGAGATGCGGCGATTCGGCATGAGTGTGCAAACATATATGCTGTATCACGCTGCCTTGACGACATAAAAGACGGCATCGGAGACACGGTAGTAACACTCATCGGGGTCTGTGAAATGTATGGTTTTTCACTTGAGGAATGTCTCCAGATGGCTTACGATACAATCTCCAAGCGCAACGGGACAATGATCGACGGCGTTTTCGTGAAATCAAACTAATCACCAACCAACAACAACATGCAAATACTAAAAGCAAACATAGGACTACAAAAAATCGAAGGCGTGAAAGTTTTCGACACAAAAACAGGCGAGAAATTCGTCGCAATCCCAGTGAAAGCTGCGAACATCTTTGTCTCAGACAAGGGTGGGATTTACCTGAATTGCGACATTCTTGAAAACAAGAAAGGCGAAGATCAGTATGGGAACACCCATATGATTACCCTCGATATCGGTAAGGATCGACGCAGCGCAGGTGAAAAAGGCGTGATCCTCGGCAACTGCAAAACGCTTACGATTGGTCAACCTCAGAAGCTGAAAGATGACCAGGAGGACGATATTCCATGGTGATACTTTATAAACCTTCCTCGCCCAGCATTGGCTGACGCGAAGAAAACCCCCTGCCGCATCGTTCAGGCGCGGCGGGGCAACAACTCTCAAGAACACACAATATGAAACCGATAAAACTACTACACATCCTTCGCAAGATGGATTGCGAGCGTCAAGCCCGAAAAGAGCTTCCACCGTTTATCCTACACCACAAGATTTCCCGCGCTATTTTTTTGCTGGAATTACTAAAATACGACACTCCAGTAAGAACCGCGCAGATACCAGAGGATTCGCGAATGATCGTTGATTACCGATTCACAAAGCGATGGGAAAACGCTGGTGAATACATCATTCAAGGTTGCCAGCCACGTGCCAAATACTCGCCGCAAACGGTCTATACATACATCCTAACCGACAAGGGGCGTGATGAGGCAAAAAAGATTGAGGCGAATTTGCAGCGGATGATTGACACAGTATCGAACAAAAACAGAAAGATTGCTTAATATGAACACACAACCAAGCACAACAAAGAAGATAGAAGCATGGCTTCTCAGAGGACACAAGATAACACCACTGCAAGCACTCCAGAAATGGGGATGCATGAGATTGGCAGCGCGGATTGCAGAACTCCGTAACAAGGGTATTGCTATCAGCACTACGAAGGTGAAATCCAACGGTAAAACCTACGCACAATACAAAGCCCTATGAAAAAAAGAGCTAAAAGAGCGAGCGATGAAGGGTTCAGTATGATTTGCGGCAGACCGAGACACAAGCCGTGGGAGCAAAAGGCTACGATTGTCCTGCGCTTGTCACAGGAAACGTATCAGCGCATAAGGCGGTTATCGTCGCACAGGAGGTGCAGCGTAAGCCAGGCGGCAGAGTTGCTCATGCGAACGGAGGAATCAGAGAGGATTGAGCCGACAATGCCGATTGACTACTCATTCCTGCAAAAGAAGGGCAACAGCTACACAGTATTAGACATTCTGAATTTACCATGAACACACAGAAAATCACACACTACAAAACAGACACGCTCGACCTGCGGCTTATGGACTGCATGGAGCTGATGAAAGAATACCCAGACAAGCATTTCGACTTGGCTATCGTTGATCCGCCGTATGGGATTGGAGACAAATTCAAAGGAGGGAAAAGCGGGAAAATGCAATTTAACGAGGTGGTGGATAAAGGGTGGGACGTAGTGCCTGATGATGACTACTTTCGGGAGTTGTTCAGAGTATCAAAAAACGCAATTATTTGGGGTGGTAATTATTTCACGCTGCCCCCTTCTAGGTGCTGGATTGTATGGGATAAAATGAATGCGGAAGATTTTAGCTTGGCAATGTGTGAACTTGCATGGACTTCATTTGATGCAGTCGCCAAAATTTACAGACGCAACTCATTGCAGGGCGACAAGATACATCCAACGCAAAAACCAATCGACCTCTACCGCTGGATTCTCGCCAACTACGCGAAAGAGGGCATGAAGATCCTCGACACGCACCTCGGCAGCATGAGCCACGCCATCGCCGCGCATTACAGCGGCGTGCATCTCACGGGCTGCGAACTAGATCCTGACTACTTCGCGGCTGGCATTGCTCGCGTAAAAAGAGAAACGGCGCAAATGGATATGTTTGCAGGCACGCCAAAAGAAAAAACAATAGAAACACCAACAATGTTATGAACACACTAAGAGGATTTCCAAAACGATACGAGGATGCCCCACCAGCGACAGGCGATGGATGGTTGGCAAACTATGCCAAAGCACTCGCCACAACCGATTCTGGGGGCATTACGATCCTTTACGGAGGATATGGCACAGGCAAGACACGCATGGCTTGGGAGGTAGCTAGAGCGCATAAGTCCAAGCGTCCAACAATCAGTAATGGTGGCATTGGATGGACGACAAGCACGAAGAAACGCCCGATGGTTTACACCACAGCAGTGAACTTGTTTTCAACGATCAAATCTACTTACACTTCTGGATCTGGAAAATCAGAAAAGGAAGTTGTATCGGATTACTGTGAAGCCGCCTTACTGGTGATAGATGAAGTCCAGGAGCGTGGGGAAACACAATACGAGGATAGACAGCTAACCGCCATCATTGATGCACGATACGCCGCAGATATGCCGACGATCCTGATTTCCAACTATACATGGGAGAGATTAGCATCTACGCTATCTCCAGCCGTGATTGATCGGATCGAGGAGAACGGGGCGAAACTACTATTCAACTGGGAATCATTTAGAAAGAAAGCATGAATACCGAAGAAATACTAACCTGTCTTTGCGTCTATGATGAAAGGAATCCTAATAACACACTTTGCATTTTTGACGACTCAGAAAAACCATTACCAAGAAATAATTGCTTTTGCGATAATTGCTTTTATGGGAGAGATAAACTATCTTTTTACATTTTGGAAAATATTAAAACAAAAATATGAATACACTACCAAATGACGTTGCCCGATGCAAGGGTGTGGGATTCGATGAGGACGGGACATGGGACTGGCGCGAAGGATGCGAGACATGCCTGCGCAGGACAGCACCGAGAAATGGCGTGCATTTCTTCATCGAACCGCCGAAAATCATCGCTTTCTGGTGTGAATTTCACATAGAACCAAAAGAAACAAAACCATGAAACCAAAACATTATGCAATACTAAGTGACTGTATCGAGGAGGGATGTCGTTACGGCGTTATGAGAGCGCATAAGCATACGGAAAACCCATCCCACGAGGTTATTAAAGATGCTGTCCACTCCGCTATTATGGAGAGGATCAACCAATACTATGATTTTCCAGAGGCGGAGTTGTTACACTCTAGCTCTCAACCTTCTTATAGACATTGACATATCGCCCCTTGATTAACATCTTGCGGCAAGTCAACTCCCCCTTTTCGTGCATCCTTTTCACCCTGTTTCTGACGGGGTGATAAGGACTGCCTAGCTTTCCAACAATCATCTCAACTGTAAATTCATCTGGATGCATTTCCACTTGCTGGAATTGCTCTATAATCCAGTCCATGCCTGTTACTTTTGGGATGCTCTTTGCCATTACGGGATATATTTGCGTTGATGGAATAGTGGAAGGTCGCCTTTGTCGGTCGTTCTTGCGTCTAGGATGATGCAGGAAGGCTCCGAGATAGCATCAGGGACTACTTTGTAGCCATGACGGGTAAGACCTTGCCACGCGCCTGTTATGAGCGATGCTTGGTTGCCGTCCGTCCAGATTCCGTGACGGTGGCGATGCGCTCGGCAGATGACCGCTGGCACACGTTTGCCTACTCTAGCGCGGGAATGAGTGATGACACCCAGAGCAATGCTGTGCGCTCCTGCTTCCAGATAAGGGCGGGATGTTGCGGAGATGTGATGCGCGAAGTTGATTAGCGTTCCGTTAATCTCCATGTCTAGGTTATCCCATGCGTTTTGCCCATTCTCAGGATTCTTGGATGCGCCTAATGCTTTGCCTAGTCGAATCTCATCATTACGAGTATGGCACTCAGTTCCCTTGATAATGTGAACACCTGATGCCTTACTTGTCACTGGCTCAAGAATCTGAATGACGGCAGCGGATTGATCTCCGATGTCGGCACTCATGACTTGAGTAGTGCGGTGGTGCAGCCCCTCTACTAAGTCACCATTGATGACTAGCTCGTATGGCTCATCACCTACGATTTTAGATACCCACTGATGGCAGTCTTGCCAGCAAGCCCATAGCCATTTCTGGAACGGGTTTTGACCGATGGGAAATCCTTCGTTAGACACGAAGTTAGCTGGCCATAGCCCCACGACAGAACCAATATGCAGGTCTGACAGTAGAACGATGATTTTAGACTTGCTTTTTATTGGCTTCATTTGCGTATAATGTTTCTCAAACTGGACATTATTGCCCATTTTTGCGTAGAGTATTGCTCAAATTGTAAAGCGGATGTGGGAGCGAATCTTGGAAATGTGTCGAGACTTGAGATAAACCCCGCCTCCTTCTCTCGATCCTGCTGTGTCAGTATTGCCTTCAACGGTTGTGATGTTGCCATCATAATCGGGAGATGAAACAGCAATGCCGATATGTGAGAATGTAAAGACTACGATGTCGCCAGGGAGAATGTCACCATCATGCGGCTTCTTTGTCTTAGTCGTCTTATCTTGTTCAAGTGACCAGTTCTCAAAGTCCCATGCACCTGCGGTGCGAGGACGCTTGAATGTCTTGGTCTGCTTTATTCCCGCAGATGCCATAGCTTCGCGCACTACCCAGCACACGAAAGCAGCGCACCACGCCCATCCTTTCTTAGGATTAAGCCATGTCGCTGCCTTGTATTGGTCAACTCGCTCGCCACAGTTCGTATTAGCAATCTCCCGCACGCCGACTTCCGCCTTGGCGATGCGAATGATTTCCTTTACGAATGCAGTCATAGCTTTTTGATGATTTGCCATAGGCTTAGTAATCCTACAATCAAGCCGACCACTAGACCACTGATGCGCAGTCCGTATTCAACCTGCTCTTGCAGAGAAGTAATGACACCAAGGATCGGTGCAAGAGTTCCAATCGTGTTGTGACCAATATCCTTCACTCGATTTGACTTCAGGATTTGCAATTTATTTTGCGTCAGCAGCTTTGATTAGCCCTACACCAGCAACTACAGCAGCAAACGCTGCGGGAAAATCTGGACTGTCACCAGAAAGAAGCTGGATGCCTACGTTGGAAACTGTTGCTACGATTGTCAGGATGCCTAATACGGTAGTTTTCATGATTGTAATGGGATAATGTCAGTTGCGGAGAGGTTAACGCGAGCTTCAAGACCACCTAGAATGTCAATAAGCTGTTGGAATTCTGGAAAATCTTGCGGAGTTTGAATGGGGTTTCCACGAAGCGGAGTGTTAAGTGCTTCGTCATCAGTCGGGAGGAATACTTTGCCAGCATGTTCCCCTGAATAGATAGGCACACCAACTAGCAACCAATACACGGGAACGCCGCGAGATGTTTGAGCATTCTCAATTGCGGCTGTTATAGCGTCTGCTGTGGCTTGGTTGGTAATATGCCCGATCATGGTAGTGTTAATCCTGTGCAGGTTTCCCAGAGAGTTTTGAGATTTAGGGAGAATGCATCTACTTCTGCATCACTTGATAATCCTGTTCCGATACCATATACACCAAGTTCAGCGTCTGAGAAAAATGTACGTGAAGTAGAATACTGTGTCCCCATTGCAATAAAGTTTTGTGATGCAACTGCGCCAGTAGCCGTAGCCGCAGATGAGCGAGTCACTCCAGATGTAATTCGGCGATGAAGTATCAATCCTTGCGAGGAGTTTCTGTTTGCAACAAAAATACCATTTCGTGCGACAACAGTAACGCTTGCAACTGGAGTGGCGGGAACGCGACCAATAAGAGCAGATACGCTTACTGCTGCGCTTTGATAAACGCGACAATCCCCACTTCCAGTAGCATCTGAATCTCCAGCACCAATATATACGCGAGCGTCAATTCGGCTATCTGATGCTTTAACTAATGAAAAAACCCGTCCATTAGTGCTCGTGAATCCAGCACTAGAAGGGCTTGCGTTAATTGTGAAATAGCTAGTAGTGCCATTGCCTTTCACAAACCCTGAACCATGTGTTGGTGAGTTGACAAATGTTCCACTTGCGCGGGTAATCATGTCAATCGCATTTGCTGCTGCTGCACCCCAAATAGGAAGATACAAACGCTTAATTGATGAATATCTGGATGCCGCTTTCTCGGATTCAATAAAAGCGTTAATTGCATTTTTTTGCGTTTGCGTAACTGTTGCTCCAGTTGCAACTACCGCATTGATATAAGATTTTGCGTCTGGATCAAGTCCAGCAACCATTCCTCCACCAAGCATATTTCCAAGTGAGTAATTCATCAGTAGCGCATTTGCATGTTAGCGTTAGTAAAGATACGGTTAGCAACCATCTGTAAAGTATGTTGTTCGTCAATGCGAATCATTTCCTCTTGGAGCAGCATGTCTGCTTCCTGATCTGCCATCACAGCTTTCTCTTGCTGTCCTTCCGCACGGAGATAATCAGCATAAGTTCCGTGCGCCATGTATTGAAACCATTCAGCAGGAATCGCTGTAGATTCTCCTTGTGCATCTCCGAATGTATCGGTGAACTGCCGTTTGTATGTCACATAGGCTTCCGTAGGATTCAAATCCCCAGCGACCAACGTAGCACCTTGAGCGGTAACCATGATGTCGTATTCTTGCACTGACTTATTAAGCCAAGGAGCTTGTTTATGAATGCGCAGATATGTGTCGATAGAGTCTTTATCAGTCTCAGTATATGGGACAACACTACCCACTACTGCTCTCTCTTCCCCGATTTTGAGGAAGCGAGGCCAGTAATTTGTTGAGCGAAATGCTCTTAATGCTCGGCGGTTAATCAGTGCTTTAATTCGACCAAGTTCAAGAGTAGCAAATACAACCCCGCTTAGTGCTTGGATTAGAGAAAGTAGCTCGGCGTAGGTTCTGGTTTGCATTAAATGTTACCTGCTTTCAGGTGTGATTGTGATTTGAAAAAGTCACGAACGAACTCACGGTCATCCCAGCATTCGCTCCCGTATTTGTTTGCAAGTAGTAAATACTCACGTTGCGGAATAGATCCAACAGGCTTACCTGCAATGGACTTCACTTCACGCATTTTTCTCGCTTCTGCCGCTGCTTCGATTTCTCGACGCTTCTCTAGGCTTTCAACAAACTTCCGACCAGAGCATAACTCTCGGACAAGCGCAGCATTGATTTCTTCGTTAGCAAACATAAAAGAAAATAGGAGAGGGAGATTTTAACCTCCCTCCCCAGTTATGAATTAAGGCGTGATGTCGAATGGATTGAGAATCGTCAAGGCGATCACAACTTCTCCAGCAGTAATGTTGGCAACAGTTCCACCAAGAGTCGCAATAACATTGACCGCGGATGTAGTGTTGTTGACGTAACCAGGCTCGGTATCAAGCAATGTGCCGCTATTAAAGGCAGTTGCTGTCAGAGCATCAAGGTCGGTCGAGGCAATAAAACCAGCAGCAGTTCCAGTAACACCAAGCGTAATGGTGATGTCACTAGCTCCTGCGATTGGAGTGATAACGGTTACACATGCATTGGTGACAATGCCGCCGCGAGGCACTTGTGCAACTGTTCGTGCTGCCGTGCCTCCAGAAACGAGTTCGGAAGCAGCGATACGGAAGTAGTGAGTAAACCCACGGGATTCATTGTTAGCTAATTGAGGCATAATATATTTTGTTCTTAGTTAGGATTAGTAAGCGATTTTGCCGTGGGCTTGTGGGTGTTTGACGCACAGAGTTCCTGCAACATCAACAAATCCACGCTCGCCACCACCTTGGTTTTCAAGGCGAGTAGCACCCATTGGGATTAGGGTGTTGAAGCCAAGATACTTAGGATTAAGGACATAACCCACGTTGGTGGAGCCAGTTGGCATACAGCTTGGGTTGCCGTTCACGATCTTGACCAAACCGAAGTCAGAGTCATACATGTTCACCGAAAGGGTGATTTGCTTGCTCGTAGCGTCTTGGTTAACGTGATAAGTAACACCAGCACTTGCAGGTTGAGCGCGGGTAAAGTTACTGATTAACTGACGAAGTGCTACGTTAGCAACAAGTGTCAAACTGTTCATTTCACCGTTCTTAGCGAAGATCGAACCAATCAAAGTGTTGAAGGAGCTTTCGCTGATGGTGGACGAAATGATCGAACCAGAAGGAGTGCGATAATCAGAAGGAACTGGGTTAGTTGCTTGGGCAGTTGACTGAATCCACTTGCCAAGACCGCGCATGCCGTAAGGAGTGCCAGCACCGTTTTCAACAGTCATCTCGTTGTCAGAGGCGATGGTTGCTTCAATGTCGCGTTTGATTTCACGCATCGACTTGGCTTCGGCTTGTGCTACGTTAGCAGGACCAACGCTAGTTACAGCTTGTTGCAAGTTCGACACGATGTAATCGCGGCGCATCAGTTGGATGTAGTTACCAAGGCGAGCGCGGTTAGCAAACTTGTCGCTGAACGAGGTCACATCGGAGCCTTCACTGATACCAGTCGTTGCTGGAGCAGCCAAGGAATCAACAGTCCACTCGGAATAAGTGGCACTTGCTTTACCTTTGCTGCAAAGCGAAAGGATAGGAGTTTCTTCTGGAGCAAGGATAGCAAGTTCGTTGCTGAGATCCTCACGGTTGGATACGGCGGAACCCTGACCTGCTTTTGCGGTAGGGGCGGATGGTTGATAAGTATTTGAGATAGGCATAGTCTTAGTTGGTTGAAATTATTTGTATTTAGCGATTCGTGCAGCAACCCATTCTTCTGGACTTCCGCTCTTTTCAAAGCGAGTATAAGCATCGGCAACTTTGCTCTTCGGGGATGTCGAGGACTTCGCGGCTCCTGCTCCAAATGGGGAAGATGATGGACTGACTTTCAGTCTATTCCCCACCGCAGGTTGCTTTTTGATCCTCGTTCCTCCGTTGATGGAGTTGGCGGCATGTGCCAGGATGTATTCGATTTGGTAGCCAATTTCAGGAACTTGTTTGCGTAGCTTTTCGATAAGCGGGTCAGACACTAAGCTTCGGAATTGTTTCCCTACGACTGAGGTTTCATCCTTAATGTCGGGAACTTCTTCTTCTGCGGCTGCGATGTATTGACCTTTCAGTTGCTCCAGTTGGGCGATCTGCTGGAGATGCGCTTGCTGGGCAGGTAGGAATTTAGTCAACGCTTCGCGGGAGTTGCGGTTAGCTTTACGAATCTGCTGTTTGGTGAACTCCTTGTCTCCAACTAAGATTATATCTTCGGCGCGATAATCTTCGTATTCCTCCAGTAGTTCATCTGTTGTTTCAAGGGTTCGCTCAAGCTCTTGATATTTCGCTTTCAAGTCATCAAATGACTGGATTTCACGAAATGGATTCTCGTCTTGAGGGACTTCCTTGACTGCTGGTTGAGATTGAATCTTCTCCTCTAAGGCTTTCTTTTGAGCGGTTAGCTCGCCAATGCGTTGAAGCAATCGGCTCTTGCCTTTTTTGGCTAAGGATTGAATCTGTTCAGCCGTCAACGACAGTAGATCAATTTCACTTTCCTGCTCCTCCTCTTCTTCTTCGGCTTCTTCCTCGGCTTCGGCTTCCTCTACTTCAGCGGGAATTTCTTCCTCCTCGGCTTCGGGTGCTTCTTCTTCGGGTTGCTCCTCAGATTCAGGTTCTGGATTATGTCTTGCCGTTCTCTGAGCTACAAGCTCTTCAAATGACATGTTGGACACTGATTCAATAGCTTCAGCGGTAGCTTCTGGATTACTCATAATTAAAACGCCATTTACGCTCGGCGGTGCGAGTCGCGAGGACATTAACGCAAAAGTAGTGCATTTGTCAATAGTAAACATTTGCAATCATGTTTTTTATGCAAAATAATTCTTGCATTCCGAAAAGTGCTGTGTAAATTCGCGGCGACGAGAGGTCGAATTCATCGTTGCAAATTTCGCTCCATTATTCATGGCTTGGAGTTAAGGGCTAGCACAGGTATTTCGACCTCCTTGTGCTAGTCCTTTTTATTTGGGCTAGATTAACCAAACAACCAACAAAACAATGAACACAGAATCAGACACACCGACACCGAGGACTGATGCATACGAACGGCATTACATAGAAACTGGAAATGTAAGCAAATTAATTAACCTAGCTAGAGATCTAGAGCGCGAGCTTGCCGAAGTCGCCAAGCAACGTGACCATTACAAAGCGGCGTGTGACCAATACAGCGAGGACAAAATGCTTTGCAAGTTGCAGGAGGTCACCAAGCAGCGCGATGCGTTGGCTGAGATTTACCCATTGCTTGCGTCGGCATGGTTTTACGGTGAATGGATAGCGGAAACATACAACGAGCGTGAAATACAAAAAATCATGGAGCGTCAAGGATGGTGGCCTTTTGAGTCTGAATCCGATCTGATGACAGCCCTATCAGCCACGGAAGGAGGATGCAAGTGAGCAGCTCAAAAGTCGAAGAAATCATCGCCGTTTTGTGGACTATTGCCGCAATCTTAATTTATGACAATCAAGGTAAAACTTTGATGTTTTATGCCTTTGCAATCAAAGCAGTGCTTGACCATGCGTGCGCAATCATCGCAGCCGTGAAAGAGATTAGAAAGAAAAAACCATGAGAATATACCGAAAAATCACGATACTATTTGCCGACGAAGAACCAGCCATGAGCTACATAGACGAATCCATAGCGCAAGTAATGTTGGAGCGTTGCCAGGAATGGCAGCAAAAAGAGCTAGAGATTAGCAGCGACTACGTTGTCGAAGCAATCAACGCTTACGAGTATCGTGACAAAAAACTGGCTCATAATGATGCTCATCCGCTTGATCCAAGCTATGTGAACGCGCAATACTACGCGCTGAAAACAGTTTATTTATACGAGTGACTCACAGAAACAAGAAACCCGTAGAGGGTTTAATCTCTACGGGTCCATGAACACAAGAGCTGAAAACAAAACAGCGAGGAAATAAAAGCAGAACGTGGACGGATGTCAACCTTCTTTTTTCAATAGAATCAAAAGCTCGTCTAGCGTAGAAACACTGCCGACGATTTTCATAACCTCGTTTGGCTCTACGCACTGGCGCAAATCACCAAAGAAACGCTCGCGCTCATCTCGGATGAATTGGATGATAGCTTTGAACTCGTCGCGGTCAGATAGAGCTTCAACAGCTTGAACAATAGTTGGTTTTGGTAATGGTGTCATTTAAGTTGTTTTGTAACTCACCTAGTTTACATCGTCATGTAAGTTCATGCGTTAATTCGCAATCGCTCCATTGTCAAGAGGGAATACGGATGAAGCTATTCAAGGTTATTTGCGCTTAGGAGCTTTTTTCGCGGCTCGCTTAGGCATCTTACCCATCTTGATTTCGACTTCAAGGTATTTCTTTCCCTTGCCATCCATGTCGCGGCTTCCACCGCATGATTTTGTTTTTTTCATAGAGTTATTTTATTGATTTACTTCCGCTGCATTTCCATTTTTTCCGACTTAAGTTGTTGGGTGTATTAGGATCATTTTGCTGGGCTTCTGGCAAGCGTTTTTTGATGCCGTAGCTTCTAGCGCAATAACTTGAGCCTTTGGCAGTGCCAGGACGAATGCGATCACCACCGTCAGCAGCTTTACCTGCTTGCCCATACTTGATGGTCTTTTTACGACCAGTAGCGGGATTGGTGACGATCTTTTTGAATCTCTTGTCCATTACTTCTTCTTGGCGGTTTTAGCTGATTCGCGGAAGTCTTTTGCAGTCGGTGCTTTCTTGCTGCCGACCTTGTTCATCTTCTCTCCGCTACCTGCTGCGATACGTTTGCGTTTTGCGTTAATGTTGCTATATAATCCTTGTTTCATAATATTATTGCTCCATTCCTTGAGTCGTCATTCCACCCATTTCAGCAGGTGCTGTTCCAATGCGTCCAATCTCGGCGTTCTGAGCCTGTTGTAGCTGGAATTGATATTGACTGGCATATTTCTGCAAGCGAGCCGCAAAAGCCTCGTCTTGCTGCGCTCTAGCCGCAACATCAGGTTGCTGAACGTATGCTTGCACCATCTGCATGGCAATCTGCGCACCATTCGGTTGAGCGGGAACTTCGATGCCAGCAAAGATTTTTGCAAGGTCATCTGTTACGTTCTTCTGAACCTTCTGTTGCGCTTCTTCAACTGGCTGCAATACGTAGTCGGCAAAAATAGGATTGATAGACGATGCTGCAAACTCAAGTAGTTTGTTGATGTCAAGAATGCCATTACGATCAAGCTGGGTAAGCGATACCATATTCTTCAACTGAGTCTCCGCTGTTTCTGGATCACTAGACAAGGAGTCAAACGATACCATAATTGAGAAGTTTTCATCAGGACTGCCCTTGGTCATTACCTGTGGATTGGGATTTCCAGTTACTTGGAAGAAGATTTCATCAGGTCCCATACGCTGATACAGCTTCCATGCCATCGTAAGAACGTCTTTAACGTGGTCAAGGAACTTACCAATAAAGAATTGCTGGAGAGCAGCAGAAAGAGGATTTGTAAGATCTAACCCAACAGCACGGTCCGCTTGTCCGCGCATTGACATTTCACTCTCTACAGAGCCGTCATCTCGCGGAGGGATTGGACCAAATGCAATTTCACCTAGTCGGCGATACGGCACTCTGCGTCCAGGACCCCAATCCGATGGAGGGCGACCAGCAGGGTGCATGATTGGTGGAAGTGTTGCCAAAGACGCACGATCGATACGACTGTCACGCTCGGTCTTGATTTGCATCTGTGGACCACGGAGAATGTCGGAGAATGTCTGCACTTCATACATCCGCTTTTGGTTGTTAGCGAGACAAGTTACTACAAATGGATAATCATCGTAACCATTGAGAAGTTCATGCTTGGCATAGCCATCTGTCTGCGGATGGAACACGGTGCAGTAGATACCTTCTGAGCCATCTTCTTCGTCAATCAGACGTTGATACGCATAGACCACCATGACAAGATCGTTGTCGTCAGTGATTGGCAAGCGAGTCTGAGTCTTTACTTTCTCGCCATCGAGATACATGGAGTCTTTTCCACGCAGATTTTCAATAGCGTTATCTACCCATTTACGATCCCATCCTTCGTTCGCCACCTTTTTCTCAAGCTCTTGAGCTGTGAGGAATGTTCGCCAGAACATGTATGGTGCGCGTTGTGGATCTGAGATGTAAGATGGATACATCACCTCGCCATCAGGAGCGCAAGCATAAACTACGGGGCAGTCAACAGTTTGGCGTGATAGCGGAATTTCGGCAACACCCATCTTGCGTAAGTCTTTGATAGCCTTCTTCGCTCGCTTAGTAGATAGATCAGGGAATGAGTCTTGAAGCAACTCAATCAACATATCGTCGTCTTGCTCACTTAGAATCAACTCAACAAGATCAGGCGATGCTTGCTGGATTTGCTCAAGGCTAACGCTTTGTAAGTAAGTGCGTTTCTCACGGTTCCAACCAACGTAGGTAACCATGATGCCCTTCTCCATGAGATAGTTGCCACCAAGTTCCATCTGACGCTTGAAGTCAGGAATGT